TTATAGATAGCTCTGGCAATTTTATAAAATATGATAGAAAAGATGAATTATATAATATTGATAAGTTTTTATATAATCTTGAAACAAATAATACAGCTAGTATTTTTTCTAATGTATCTGATAAGATTGGTGTTTATAATACTAGTATTGACCTTTCAAAACCACCTTATAGTATATTAAAAGATTTTAGTACAATATACGAACCTACAAAATGTAATGTTTTAAATAAAGATTTTAAAAATAGTGAAATATCAGATTCTACTATAATTTATCAAATAGATACTAAATCTTCTATATACGGTTTTGATCCTGTTAATAATCAAGTATATAACAATTTTTTAGCTCCTTATAAAGATTTTAATAAGTATTATTTTTCTTTTAGTAATATTATAGAAATATCAAATCAATTTTACAATAAAAAAATTGAAAAAAATACTTTTGAGTTAAAAGATTATGATATATTAGGAACTAATGAAAAATTATCAACAACAATAAAAGATAATGGTTACGGATGTTTATACAGATCAGATTGTAAAAGTAAAGTTGCTGATTGGAATTATATTGGTCATATATTTTATAATGAAGGATTATCAGTAATACATCATCCTGGTTTTGAAAACGTAGGGTATAGTAACTTTAAAATAAACTTTAGATGTGAAAACACACTTTATGTAAATGAAATAAATATACCCTGTGAAAGTGGTGTTATTAACGAATCTAATAATTCATCTTATAATAGAGATTTAAGATCAAGTGAAAGTTCTTTTGATCAAGATGAAGAATTTGTTTATATTACAGATATTAATTTGCATGATGAAAATTTAAACATAGTTGCGAAAGCTAAACTTGCGCAGCCAGTTGCAAAAAAGAATACTGATAATATTTTATTTAGACTTAAAATGGATTATTAGATTGAAAAATGAAAAGTATACTTTAGGATTAGATATATCGACTTCAATAATTGGAATTAGTATTTTTAAAGACTATGAATTTTTAGAATTAGATCATATTAACTTAACAAAGATAAAGTGTATATTTGACAAAGCTGAAGTTGTTTATAATAAATTTTTAGAGTTAAAAGAAAAATACAAAATTTCAGAAATTTATATAGAAGATATTCTTCAAAGTTTTCAAAGAGGATTATCATCAGCTAAAACTTTAACACAGTTAGCTAAATTTAACGGGATTGTTTCTAACATAGCAAATCAGCAGCTTGGTGTTAAGCCTGTTTTTTTAAATGTAAATACTGCTAGGAAAATATTAGGAATTAAAATAAATAAAAACAGCGACAAATCAACAAAAGAGCAGATTATTGAATGGGTTGATAAAGATTTAAATGGATATGAGTGGCCTACAAAAATTATTTCACGAGGGAAGAATAAAGGTTGTGTAAAATTTGAAAATTATTGTTATGATATATCTGACGCATATGTTATTTGTAAAGCAGGTATAAAAAATAATGAGCTTAGTAGATAAAAGAATTGATTTTTTTGATAGTTTTATTGGAAATTATAGATTAGATAAAGATGGCGTTAATTTAAATATTTGGTGTCCTTTTTGTAAACATCCTTCTAAGCAAAAATTAAAGTTATGTGTACACTTAGAAAAATGTTTTTATCACTGCTGGATATGTGATAAAAAAGGATCTAATATTCCTTATTTAATTTCTAAGATAAGTGTAAGTAAATCTAAAGAATCAACTAATTTATTTAAATCAAGCAAAAAAAAGTTTAGTCTATTCGAAGAAGAAACTGTATATGAAGATATTTTAGTAAACTTACCAGAAGGATTTAAATTTTTTATTGAAGACTTTTCTTACTTAAACCCAGATGCAAAAGATGTATTTAAATATGCTGTTAAAAGAGGAACAAATAAGCATAAAATGTGCATGATGAGAATGGGATATTCTAATAACTATGAATTTAAAAGATCACTTATTATACCTTCTTATGATGTTAATGGTAGACTAAATTATTATGTTTCAAGAAAAATAGATTCTGATACTAAAGATTCTTTTAAGTATAAAAATGCTCCTATTGCTAAGAAAAACATTATTTTTAACGAAATAAATATTGACTGGAATAGACCTTTAACGATTGTAGAAGGACCTTTAGATTTAATAAAAACTAATGATAATGCAACATGTTTATTAGGCTCTTCTTTAACAGAAGATATGCTTTTATTCCAAAAAATAGTTAAAAATAATACAGAAGTTAATTTAGCATTAGATAAAGATATATACATGAAAGCTTTAAGAATAGCTGAAAGACTTAACTTTTACAACATTAAAACAAATCTTGTTGATACAAGAGGCGCTGAAGATGTAGGTGACATGTCTAAAGAATTTTTTTTAAAAAAACTTGAAGATTCTAAGGAATATTCATATAATATGCTTATTAAATCAAAAATAAGAATGTTATAAAGGTTAAGAATGAGTTTTAAATGCATCCATATATCAGACGTACATTTTAGAGGATTACAAAGGCACGAAGAATATAAAAAAATATTTATTAATCTATTTGAAAAATCAAAAGAATTAAAGCCAGACTTGATTTTTATTGGAGGTGATATTGTTCATTCTAAAACACAAGGAATATCGCCTGAATTAATAGATGTATTAACTTGGTGGTTTAATTCTTTAGCAGATATAGCACCAACTCACGTCATACTAGGAAATCACGATGGTTTAATATTGAATGAAAATCGTCAAGATGCAATAACACCTATAATAAATGCTATAGATAATAAAAATATAAGTTTATATAAAAAATCTGGAGTATATCCTACAGGAATAAAAGGATTTAATTGGTGTGTATTTTCTTGTTTTGATGAAGAAAATTGGAAAAGCGTAAAGCCTGTAGAAGGTGATATTAATATTGCTTGCTTTCATGGAGGAGTTTTAGGATCTAAAACAGATACAGATTGGGATATTGAAGGTGAAGTTTCATTATCTTTTTTTAACGACTATGACTTCGGCTTTTTAGGTGACATACATAAATATCAGTATCTTGACGAAGAAAAAAGAATAGCATATCCAGGATCAACAGTTCAACAAAACTATGGTGAAGATATATTAAAAGGATTTATTTACTGGGATATTAAATCAAAAAACGAGTATAAATCTAAAATATACTATATAGACAATCCGCATCCTTATGTTACAGTAGATTGGAGTGGTAGCGTTGATCAAACTATTTTATTTTTAGACAAAGTAAAAAAAGGATGTAGATTTAGAATAAGATCGAGTAAACAAATTTCTCATGCTGAAATAAAGCTAATACATCATTACTTAAAAAATAAAAAAGAAGCTAAAGAAATTGTATATCAAACACTAGAAGATAAAAAATCTGATATTATTATAGATTTATCTAAAAAAGAATCTCTTGATATAAGAAGTCAATCTGAAAGAAGAAATCTTATAAAAGAGTATTATGATGAAATTGATGACGAAACACTGAGTAAGATAGACAATATTTTTATAAAAAATCTAGATAGAATACCTAAAGACTTTAAGGATTCTTTTGGTCAAAACTGGTCAATAAATTCTTTAAAGTTTGATAATACATTTTCATATGGAAAAAATAATTTTATAAATTTTGACAATTTAAACGGAGTTATTGGATTATTTGGAAACAATAGAATTGGTAAATCATCTATACCTGGCACATTAATGTATACTCTTTTTAATACAACAGACAGAGGAACAGTTAAAAATGCTAATATTGTAAATATGAGAAAAGGTAGTTGTAATGCTGAAGTAACATTTACAATTGGCACAGATCAATATTTAGTATCAAGAGAAACTATTAAAAAGACAAGTAAAAAAAATATAACAACTGCTTCTACTAATTTATCTTTAAGTTTATTGAGTAATGAAAATACTAATGAAAACGAAGAACAAAGAAGAGAAACAGAAAAAATATTAAGAAATTTAATAGGAACTCCAGAAGATTTTCTTTACACTTCTTTTGCTTCTCAAGGTGAAATGAATACTTTCATAAAAGAAAAAACTAGCTCAAGAAAAGCTGTTTTATCAAAATTTCTTAATATTGAAATATATGAAGAATTGCATAAAAAGTCAAGAGAAGATTTTACTGTACTAAAAAATAGGTTAAGTAATTCAACTCAAAAAAATTGGGATGAATTAAAAAAAGAAAACTTAGAAAATATAAAGCTAAATAAAGAAAAAATTAATTCTCTAAATGAAGAAAACAGTAATCTTAGAAACGATATTGTTTCATTAAATGTAGAACTTGAAAACATAAAGTCAAATACAAACAAACATCCTTCAGGCCATACTAAAAATAGTGCTAATAAAGAATTAGTTTATTTGGAAAACTCTTTTAATAATTTAATAATAGAAAAACAAAATATTAATAAAAAAATAGAAGAATGCACTTCTAAGCTAAATAAAATAGAAATCTTTAAAAAAGATTTTTCTTTAGAAGATTTAAAAATAGAAAAAGAAAAGTTAAGAGCAATAGAAAGTAAATTATCTAACGTAAAAGCTTCTTATACAATTGCTAAAAACAAACAAAAAGAAGCCAAAAATGAATTAAAAATATTAGATCAAGTTCCATGTGAAGATAATTTTCCTGACTGTAAATTTATTAAAAAAGCACATAAATCAAAAAAAGAAATATCAATATTAGACAATACAGTAAAAGAACTATCAGGTGATATATTAGAAATAAAAAATGCTATATCAAAAATTCAAGAAGAAAATATAGAATCAAAAATTAAAAAATATAATGAAGTTTTAAACAAAGAGTATAAAGCGAAGCTAGATAAAGAAAACTTTTCAGAAAAATACAAATTAAAGTCTTTGCAAGAAAAAGATTTAAATAAAAAGTTAGAAAATATTAAATTAGTTATAAATGAAATACAAAGTTTAAACGCAGATGAATTTTTACAAAAAGAAATAGAAGTTACAAATAAAATAGAAGGAATACAAAACAGCATTAATAACAATGAATTAAAAGTATTATCTTTAAATAAAGAAATATTTTCTTTTGAGAATAGCATAGAAAAATTTAAATCTGAAAAAGAAGAGTATTATAAACTAATTGATGAATTTAAAATATATGATTTGTTTTCAAGCTGTGTTAATAAAAAAGGTATTCCAACTATGATTATTAACTCTTATTTACCTAAAATAAATAATGAAATAAATAAAATTTTAAGTGGCGTTACTAATTTTAAAGTGTATTTAGAAGAAGAAAAAAAAGGAAATAATCTAAACGTTTATATAGATTATGGTGACTCTAAAAGAGTTATTGAATGTGCTAGTGGAATGGAAAAAATGATGTCTTCTATAGCTATAAGAGTAGCTTTAATTAATATTTCTTCGCTTTCTAAATCTGATGTTTTTATTATTGACGAAGGATTTGGATCGTTAGATAGTACTAACATAGAAGCTTGTAGTAGACTTTTAAATAGTTTAAAAAAATATTTTAAATCTATAATAATAATATCTCATGTAGACGAAATAAAAGATATTGTAGATAAAAATATAGAAATAACATTAAAAGGTAAAGATTCACATGTCAGATATGAATAATTGGAAAAAAATAGATAACATTTATGAAGAGAAAACTGTAAATGGAATTAGATATATTAGAGAAATAAATGATGAACCTATTTCTTTAGAATGTCCTATATGTAAAAAATTAATTTACTGCATAGAAGACGTAGAAGTAATGAAGTCTGATAATTGCTGTGAAAATTGTTATATTACTTATTACTATACTAATAAAGAAAAATGGAAAAATGGTTGGAGACCAGATAAGTAAAGTATAATTATAATTAAATAGAAAGGTTTTATTATGGAATACGAGTTAATACAAAATCTAGGAAGTCTATTAGATAACGTTTACAATAATTATTCAGAATCACACGATAGAAGAACTGTTGCTTGCATTAAAAATAATTTATTATGCATAGAGTTTAGAACTATATTTAGAGCTGCTAGAGAAGACGAATTAAGAAGACAAATATCTCTTTTAAAAGAAGAAGCATTATCTTTTATTAAATCAAGACACGACATGATAAAAAAAGGATTTAAAGAAAATACAGGAAAAAGTTTAAAGACAAAAAGTTGTAGTGAAAACGATAACATCGAAACACTTACAACTTCTTTTCATAATCCTGTAAGAACTATAAAATATGTATATACTGTATGTTATGAGGTATCATAAAAGTAATGGCAAAAAGATTATCTAAACAATCACAAATACAAGAAATAATAAAGTGTGGAAAAGATCCTGTATACTTTATGAACAAATATTTAAAAATACAGCATCCTTTAAAAGGATTAATACCTTTTAATACATTTCCATTTCAGAATGATTGTGTAGATGATTTTAACAAACATAGATTTAATATTGTTTTAAAGTCAAGACAGCTAGGTTTATCTACTTTAGTAGCAGCTTATTCTGTTTGGCAAGCTATTTTTTATAAAGAAAAAAATATTTTAATAATTGCAACAAAACTTGCTGTTGCACAAAACTTTATTAGAAAAGTAAAAACATATATTAAAAGTATGCCTAAATGGCTATTAGTGCCAACAATAATAGCAAACAATAAACAGCAAGTAGAATTTTCAAATGGATCACAAATAAAAGCAGTTCCAACTTCTGAAGATGCAGGACGTTCAGAAGCCTTATCATTATTAGTAGTAGACGAAGCAGCTTTTGTAAGAAACTTTGACGAATTATGGATGGGTTTATATCCAACACTATCAACAGGCGGTAGAGCAATAATACTTTCTACTCCAAATGGTGTTGGTGGTCAATATCATGAACTATACGTAAAAGCTGAAAGAAAAGAAAACGAATTTAATCCTATTAAACTATTATGGGATGTTCATCCTGAAAGAGATGATAATTGGTTTAATAAAGAAACTAAAAATATGTCTCAAAAGCAAATATCACAAGAACTTTTGTGTGATTTTGCATCTTCAGGTGATACTTTTTTAAATAATGAAACATTAGAAAAAATAAGAATATTAACTCAAAATCCTATAGAAAAAAGTGGACCAGAGTTAAATGTTTGGTATTGGCACTACCCTATAGAAGGACATAATTACGTAGCATCTGCAGATGTTGCTAGAGGAGACAGCGGAGATTATTCTACTTTTCACATAATAGATTCAAAAGAAATGTCAATTTCTGCTGAATATAAAGGCAAATTACCCCCAGATAATTTTGCATCTTTACTTTATGATGTTTCAAGAAGGTATAATAAAGCTTTAATATGCCCTGAAAACAATGCTTATGGTTATACAGTACTTTCAAAACTAAGCGATTTAGGATATGAAAACATATATTTTCAGTCTGAACGTCTAAAATATAAATACTTATATAGTGATGAATCTATAATAGGTAAAGCTGGATTTAATACAAATAAAGAAAGCAGAGAAAAAATATTAGCTAATTTTGAAGAATCTTTGAGAAATGGTAGAATAAAGACAAAATCAACAAGATTATATTCAGAACTAAAAACTTTTGTTTGGAAAGGCAAAAAAGCAACAGCAATGAAAGGGTATAATGATGATTTAATTATGTCTTTAGCTATAGGCTGTTGGTTAGCTGATAGTAATAGTGAAACATATAATTCTAATCAAATAGAATATGCAGATGCTTTATTAAAAGGTATGAAATTAAATAATACAAATATAGAAAAAACAAGTATGTCACCTTTCTATAATAGCAAAGAAACAGTTGTTAATCCTTTTTTACCTGTGTTTATGGGAGAAAACAGCTTTACTAATCAAAAATCAAAACAAATAACTCCAAATAATCCATTAGGTGATTTAAGTTGGTTGATAGGAAAATAAAAAATGGCAGAAAACAGTAATAGTCTTTTTAAAAAATTAACAGACTTGTTTAGATCAGGACCTGTTGTAAGAAGAAGAATTAAAAAATTTAAAGGTTCTACAGACTCTAAATCTTCACTAGAAGTTTTTAGAAAAGCACATAGTGATGTATATAATAGCACGCTATCTGCTTACGGTTCATATGATAGAATGGCAAGATATAGTGACTTTTCAGAAATGGAAGCTACTCCTGAAATAAACTCAGCTTTAGATATATACTCTGAAGAATGTGTTTCTCCTGACGTAGAAGGTCAAGCTTTACATATTTATTCTGAAAATAGAAGTATTAAAAGAATTCTTAATGAACTTTTTTATGATACATTAAATATTGATTTTAACTTAGTTATGTGGGTTAGAAATTTATGTAAATATGGAGACTTTTTTCTATTTAATGATATACATCCAGAATACGGAATTATAAATGTATTTCCTATTCCAATTGCAGAGATTGAAAGAGAAGAAGGATTTGATCCAGATGATCCAGGTGCTGTTAGATTTAGATGGATTACGCAAGGAAATAGAGTCTTAGAAAATTGGCAAGTATCTCACTTTAGATTATTAGGTAATGATGCTTTTCTTCCTTACGGATCTTCTGTTTTAGAAGGTGCAAGAAGAGTTTGGAGACAGTTAATATTAATAGAAGATGCAATGCTTGTATATAGAGTTATACGTGCACCTGAAAGAAGAGTTTTCTATATTGATGTAGGTAATATTCCTCCTGAAAATATTTCTGACTATTTAGAGCAAGCGCAATCTTCTTTAAAAAGAAATGCTGTTATTAATAAAAATACAGGTCAAGTAGACCTAAGATACAATCCACTATCAGTTGATGAAGATTACTTTTTACCAGTCAGAGGCGGAGAAAGTGGAACAAAAATAGATAGTTTGGCAGGTGGTTCTAATACA